ATGCATAGAGTGACGTTCACGTCAAAGAGGGCACCCCCTCCCATACCGTTACAAGTCGGACGTACCTCGACAAGACCAGCAATAGCTATCAATTCGGACATTACTACCATGATCGTGTTGATTTAGGCTTATGCACAGGTGATAGCCTATTCTGCCTAATGCTGTTGCATTGCGCATGAACTAGTCTTAAGTTATCAATGCTATGAGTTCCACCATGAGACACAGGAATGATGTGGTCAACACTGGGGCCTAGTGGCAGTCGCCCGCTTATCCCTGTATCCACGTAGCCACCACAGATGGCGCAGTACGGAGGAGATTCACGCAGGACACGTAGGCGGTTAGCCCTATATCCCGTGTCCCTGTATGCCTGGTCTCCGGTAGTCCGCTTCTTGTAGTCCCGTTCGTACGCCTGCGTGCATGTCCGGCATCTCCTGGCACCGTTGCGCCGCCTGATCGTGTTCTCAGGAGTCCAGGGATGTCCTTTACTGCAGACATCAGGGCTAGTGCTGTCCATGTCTGTATGTCCTCTGCCCTTGCCTCTGTATGCCTGTGCCCTACTAATTGGGTACCCATGACAGGAGTCGAACCTGCAACCCTCGGAACCTAAATCCGATGCCTCTGCCAGTTGGGCTACATGGGCTTAGTACCTGTGGCTGGATTCGAACCAGCACGCGCGAACGCGGGAGGGTTTAAGCCTCCTGTGTCTGCCATTCCACCACACAGGCAAGATGAGATCGCCCTGCACAGGAGCAACAGCTAGTCAGAGGAGAGAGCAGACTAGGCGCTACGACTGTGCAGGGCCTGCACAGCCAGCGGACCACCGTAGGCGGTCTGTAAGAGCCACACGCGGGCTGTGCATCATTAAGTTTTGGAGCCTCTATCAGGAATCGAACCCGAATCAACTGTTTACAAGACAGCCGCTCTGCCATTGAGCTACAGAGGCTTAGCACACCTACGAGGAATCGAACCCCAGTTAACAGGTTTGGAATCTGTTGCCTTGCCACTAGACCATAGGTGTATGCAGTTCACTAACCCGGAACTGCGCAGGCCATTACTTCTATAGCGCCATAGGTTTGCGCTTATGCGATCACCGGCCGGTAAAGCAGCGCTGAGCGTACTTTTCTCGCATAGTCCGGACTGAGAGAATCGAACTCCCTTAGTCTTCACCCCAAATGAAGAGCCTAACCATTCGGCATAGTCCGGTCGGCCTCTGAAACAGGAATTGAACCTATCGCCTTTCCTTTATCAGAGGAGAGCTCTAGCCATATGAGCTAATAAGGCATGGTGCATCTGGTAGGGATCGAACCTACGACCTGAAGATTAAAAGTCAACAGCTCTACCAGCTGAGCTACAGATGCGTACCCTGTATCGGATTCGAACCGATGCTCTTCTGACTGAGAATCAGACGAGATAACCACTACTCTAACAGGGCTTAGTACTGCGTACCGGATTCGAACCGGTACCTTCCTGATTGAAAATCAGGAGACCTACCATTAGTCTAACGCAGCATACACTTTTACTCGGCCTCTGCAACCACCTTAGTAACAAGCTCGGTAGGCTGGCCTGCATCCACTACTAGATCAACCCGTACAGGCTCTGTAGCGTCCGCATCAGTGTTGTTCTTATACCAGAGAACCAGAGGAGCAGCAGGACCAAATTCAGCCTCTGTGTAGCTCCCCCAGCTCTGGACTAGCGGGTTGTTTGTCCCACTGGTATAGCTCAGCTCATTAGGAGATTCAGCATAGGCACCGAACACTTCAACATACTGTGCAGGCTCGCCAACAGAATAGCCTAGGCAGATCCTCTGATCCCCAGAAGTTCCTAACGCAGGGGCGAATAGCCTCACCCCGAAGAGTCTGCTAACTCCTGCAATAGCTACTCGCAGGAACTGTCCTGCTGTGTTTGTTTCTGGGTTAATAGTGACCTGTACGCTAGCGACTGTTGCCATTGCTGTTTCTCCTCTGTCTAATCATTGGCGGGAAGTAATCGAATCGAACTAGTACCCTCGCGGATAGAGCAGATTAGCATTCTGCTTGACTAGCCATAGTCAGAACTTCCATTAGTGGAGAAACAGAGAATTGCACTCTGGACTCTGGTATGCAACACCAGCGCTTTACTGACTAAGCTATATCCCCAAAAAAGACAGCCAACCATTCGACTAGTTGCTAGTCTGAAGCATCGGCGAAAGCCGTTATTCGTCTGCTCTTCAGAAGCTGTCTACGTACCCAGTGACAGAATCGAACTGCCTTAGCCTGTGTGTAAAACAGGAGCTTTCCCATTAAGCTAACCGGGCCTGGCGGAACTGAGAGTCGAACTCAGAGCTTCAGCATATGAGGCTGTTGTTTTACCATTAAACTATTCCGCTATGACTGTCAGTATAGTACTGTATTGTTCTGTATAGTACTGTTCTGTATTTAGTTAATTGTTTATTAGTCTGTTCTGTGTAGTTCTGTACTGTTGCTGTATAAGTATTTACTGGACTGTATAGTCAGTACTGTACTGAGCTGTACTGTTCTTATCCCCTTAAGGGGATCTATCAGCAGGTCAGTGCTGCAGGCTGTTCGCTCCAGGGCTTTACAGCCCTGTACCTCTCAGCCTGTATATAGAGCTATTAGTCTGCCGAAGCCAAAGATCTTAAAGAATGTGACTAAGCTCACTAATATAACTGTCAACCTTTGGCAGCCTTCAGACGTTGCAAACACTGCCTGACCTGCGGATATCGACCGAATGGACGAGTTCGGATCGCCCCAAGGGTCCGAATCTCACAGGCTCACCCTATAGGGGTAGCGGGAACGGTGAGCACAGGGATACGGTTAACACAACGTCAGGTGAGCTAGCTCTCACAAGCCCCTAAAGCAGCAGGTCAGAGCAGCATTGACCCTCTGATTCGACAATCCAGAATCTGGAGTGTTAGACTGCAAGGGCAGCAGGTTCACGCCTGCAGCACGTTGTTACAGAATTAAACAGTGTGTCCGAATAGTGAGAGAACGCATCGACTATCCAGAATCTGTGTAGTACACTGCGCAGCATGGACCAGCAGACAATAGACCAGATTCTGAAACTCGACAGTGAAGGGCATTCCGTAGCAGACATTGCTAAAACAGTAGGTTTGTCTCGCCCGTACGTCAGTACCATTCTCAGTGATAAGGGCAGGGCTAGGCACACACGGGCGGGAATGGAGACTTCATTCGTGCCATTCATCCCGCCAAAGGAGCATCGTAAGCAGCACGCTTACATGATGTTTAAGGCAATGGATAAAGACGCTGACGGAATCCCTATCGGGAAGACCACTAGAAAGGATATGGAAGCGTTTAAAAAAGGGCTTTCGAAGAAGACATGGGTTTATGATGAGGAACGCGGTTTTTACTTTATTCCGCGTAAACCCGAGCATGGTAAGCGACCGTTCATAGGCTTATCCACGCGCCAATTACATACACTCATCTAAGGGACACAGGATCTATTCTGTGTCCCTTTTTTTCTACCTACAAAAGGATCAGGACATGTCGCTACTCGGCCACTCCGAAACAATGGTAGTTCCCGGCGCAACTATCGAATACCGCTACGACGGAAACCGGCTCTCCCGCGTAATAGCTCACGTATTCTCCGGTATCTCCAGAAATAGCGTACTCGCTATGTGGGATGAAATCGGATATCACATCCCCTCTAACGCAGACCTCATTCAAGAACCCACAGAAATAGACGGAAATGTCTATATCAAACAATGGAAGGTGATTTATGAATAGTGTTCTATTGGCTCCGCCGACTAGGAGAATGAGCCATTCGCAATTGCAGCAATACAGCAATTGTCCCTATTCTTTCTATCTGCAGCGCATAGCCAGAGATGAGAACGGGGAACGTCTGAAACAGCTAACCGCAGGCTGGTTCCTGCACGGCACTGCTGTCCATGCGGCCCTGGAGGCGTGGGAACGTTCAGGACGGACCATAAACGCGGTAGCCTACTTCTACGCTGAGTACGACGGGCTGATAGCTGAGCAGATGCTGACTCACCCTGAGCCCTGGGAATGGCTGAGAGGCGGCAGAGGCAAAACCAGAGAGGCTGATATCGCACAGCGCAGAAAACAGGGAGCTGAACAGGTGGCTAAGTACGTCGCCTGGGCTCCCCTGCAGCCCTTCCAGGTCTGGACACTGCCTGACGGTAACCCTGCCCTGGAGGTCCCGTTCACGGTGCGTCTAGGGGATGTAGAGGTAATCGGGTTCATCGACGCCATCTGGCAGTGGCTAGGTAGTGATGAGCTAGAGCCTGTGGACTACAAGACCGGCTCTCAGCCTCCAGAGGATGCCCTGCAGCTGGGTCTCTACAGTCTGGCTATCCAGCGAGCTTTCAGTGAGGACAGTCGGCACGGCCGCTATTTCATGCTGCGAGACTGGCAGCATGAGCAGCTAGACCTGACACAGTACACAGGTGAGGCTCTGACAGAGATGTACGCGACTGCAGCGGCAGGTATCCAGGCGGGCGAGTTCCCCGCCAAGCCTGGGAGCTGCTTCACCTGCACAGTCAAGAGACACTGCAAATACAGCCGCTAACCTGCGGAAACAGGAAAGATAGGGGGGTGGGTCAACACTCCAGAATCTGTAGTGTAGTGTTGTCCTCAACAGCACGAGAGAGGGAGCGGAAGATGAACTCATTCGCAAATATGAGCCGTAAGGCAATTGTTACCTACCTCCAAGAGGAAGTTACCCAAGGCGTTTTCGCTCGCTTGGACTCGCAGGGCTTGGCGCGTGAACTGCATCGCAGGGGGCGCGTCTCAGACGATATGTTCTGGTGGCTAGTCGGGCAGTACAGCTAGATGGGTAGCCCTTGCGGAGTCTTCAGGGCTCGTAGGTTCGCAACCTGGCAAGGGCACAAGACAGAGAACACAGAGAAAGTGTCAGAAGTCAAAATCAGGAAGGAATTCTAATGAAGCTCACTAAGACGCAGGAAAAGGCTCTTCGCTACATCGAAAAAAACCCAGGCATGGTCACGAATGCTCGTGGGGAAGCCGCACGCGGGAAACTGACTATCAACGGACGCACTGAAAGCAGCCTGTACGTAAAAGGTCTAGTTGAGCTGTACAACCCCGAAACAGGTCTCTCTTACAGGGAGGAGAACAGCGGAGAGGATGTGCGCCCCTGGTACTCAGGGGCGTACGCCTGGAGGCTCACAGCAGCTGGAGAGGCTGCTATCAGCAGGAGCTTTCACGAGAAGCTGCGAGAAGAATTGAACAAAGATTTCAGCCTCTAAGGGGGTTAACAATCCAGATTCCGGAGTGTTAGGCTGTCTGCACCGCACTGGAGACCTTCACTCTCTGGTTGCGAAGATCGAAGAACTCTAGACAGCTCCACAAGACAGCAGAGAGAAGGGCAAGAAAAATGACTATTGCTAACCGAGCGTACTGGATTGCTGCGGACCCGCACGCTAGCTCAGTTGAGGGGACAGTTAGCTCTGTGCTGGGCAGCTACGCCTCCGAATATGATGAGGATGCTATCGCGGAAGACATCCGGGCCGCAGTGAACGATGCACTTCCCGAAGGTGTGGTTCTGTGTGGAAATTCGTTCATCGGGGAGTATGACGTGGAAGTCGATTTCGCCGGACTGCTCGAATCGATCGATATTTGGGAGATTGCCTCGAAGCACGAGATTTAGTAGCAAACGCCCCTGGCTAACCAGGCTGTAGAGGATCAGAGTCTCACAGGGGCACTCAGTAGGACTAGAACAGAGGAGAAAGAAGTGCCGTACGATATCCACAGAATAGATCCCGAGAGCAATTACAGCAGTGACCTGCCTGTGGACTATGCGGAAGTCATCTCAGCGGACAATGACAGCCTGTACGACACTGTGCGAATGGCACAAAGTTATTCTACAGAGTGCGCACATGCGATCTACCGAGTAGTGTCGGAGCCGCTAGGCCGGGGAGTGGCAGAGTTCCAGCGCGGCATAAGGGTGCAAGTTCCTATGTATAAGGAGGAGAACTTATCATGACAGAATGGTCTTACAGCTACCAGCACCATGATTGCGAGAAGTGCCAGTCGCTGTCAGAAAAGGCGCGAGAGTTCGCTACAGTCAGAGGCTCCATTAGTGCCACCTACTCAGAAGACAGAGTTTCATATTCAGGAGATACGCAGACTCGGACAATATCAGAGCAGCACTCCTCTACAGCTACCAGGAGAGAGAACTTATCATGTGGGCGACCACAAAGAAAAACGGAACCTATCACGCTACGTACGAACTCAACGGGGAGCCTGTCGCGGCCTGTAACCGCAGAATTCGGCCGACCGTAGATGCTCGGGAGTTCGACGCTAACTCGCCGGACGGTCGATGCGAGATGGACAACTACAAGCTCTGCAACAAATGCACCGCGAAGCGGGCGCAGACTTACGCTGTTCTCGGAGCTGCACATAAGCCCACTGAGAGCCTGCCAGAGCCGGACCCGACTAGGCTCGCCCTGAAAGCCGCTGGGTACTCTAGCGACGAATACAACACGCTGACGCTCATCCCAATCATCCTCGGATGGCTGGCTGATGACGTGGCAGTGTTCGATGACCCGGAGCTGCTGGATATCATCGCCAGCAAACACAAGATCACAGCATGACGGACAGCAAAACGCCCCGCCGCACCCTACGCGGCGGGGCTAGCTGCTTCTGCAGCCGTACAACGGTTTACCGTAGTATAGCAGAGTGGCAGCCCTACCAGGCCCAAACACGAGACCTGCGCGGCAGGACTGCCACCCCATCACTCATCAGATCGAGATTGGATTGATAAATGACAGCCAGCAGTCTACCAGAGCCGGACGGGTACCCGTACATGGATGGGCACGCTCCGGGGCGTGGGCGAGCGTTGTGCATGTTCTGCGGTCACGGCTGGCCGTGCCCAGAGGCGCGCGATCGCGGGATCACTAAAGCGGTCGTTCTAGCCGAGATACTCCGGACAGTGAGAGGCGTAGACGCGCCACCGCCGGACCCAGAGGCTACCGAGACCTAGCCTCAGCTCTGGCAGGCTCTCAGAATCGATCTCAGGCTGTTTTCCCTGGTCAGACAGGCCGGGGAATTTTCTTTGACCCCCGCTAGACAATCCAGAATCTGGAGTGTTAAGCTTGTGTCATCGCAAGGGAAAGCCGGGAGGCGGAACCAGGCGAGGCAGGTTGTTACAGAACTAAACAGTGTGAGTGTCCAGCCCAGCAGGGCAGAGAGATTAGCCGTTGAGTGCTCTCGGACCATGACCGCCAGCCGAGATTGAGCCAAAGGCTCTGGCGAAATAACCACGGACCAGCTTTGAAGGTTGGCCTTCCCAGTTCAGTAATTGAACTGGTTAGGGGAGCTTTTAGAGAGGATAGAACAATGATTAATGTCCTTACCGATCGCGTATGGTTCATCCGATACGCCAACAACGGCAATTATGCTCTCAGCCGTGAGCGCATCTCCTATCGAGAAAACGGGGAAGTGCAGCTCTACACGCTGAAGGAGGCTAAAGCGAAGATCGACGAGCTTAAGCCGCTCAGCCCGAGCGTCGAATTTTTCCTAGACCTTGATATCGAAGACTAAATGACAGTTCGCCTCCGGTCGGTATCGGCCGTACGCAGCAAAGCAACCGGAGGCACTCAGAGAGCTTTTAGAGAGAGGAAACAGCCGTGTTCAGTGCGACTGAAGAAAAGGCACGCGCGCTTATCAGTGCGCTCAATGATCGCATGTTGTGCCGTGTCATGGCCGACACCAATAAAAAGCGCAACACAGCAGACCTTATTACGGTGCGTGGATGGCTTATGGACGAGATAGAAGCTCGTCTCGGCCGGGAGAAATTCGAAGCGTGGCTGGACACAGAGGCGGAACAGGGCAGGTACGTCAACCCCTGGGAGTTCTTTAAGTCGTAGGGGGTCTGGTCTAAAGGTTGGCCTTCCCGCCCGTCTCGCACGGGCGGTTAGGGGAGCTTTTAGAAAGGGGATCAAATGAAAAAGATCACGGCGCTTCTGACGGTTGAGGTTAGCGAAAAGACGCTAGCTGAGTTTGGGTACGCGCTTGAGGAATTCGCGGCGATGGTTCGGGCGCGTGCTGAATCGGACATGCACGAATTCCTCAACGGACACGCCAAGGTCAAAGTCAAGTAAAACAACCGCCTAGGGTGGTCTCATTCAGGGTTCGATTCCCTGGCTAGGCACTCGGACAAGAGAAAGGAAATTGCAATGGACGCATTGGAAGAACGTAATTCGCTGCGAGCACAGGTCAAGGCTGGAGCCAAATACATTGAAGAGCTTAGGGCTGCTGCGGACAAGGCGGAGAGCTTGTCCGTGCGACAAACGTTTCTTGACTCGGCTAGAGACAGCGAGAAGCGGCTCGCGTGGCTTGAATTCAAACTCCACGCTGCGGAAGACCGGCTTAACCGGGAAGGCTGAACCAATGCACAGAATCGAACTCACAGAACAGCAGTGGGATCTCCTGCAGGAAATCATGAACGACGCTTTCCTGTCGTACGATCTCGCCTCCGAGCGGGAAAACGCACACCCGCGCATCGCCGAGATGCGAGAGAACACACGGGAACTTTTCAACCAGATTGAAAAGCAGATCCGAACCGACAATTAGCTTAGCGCTGCTCACAGGGAACCCTGACAGTGTAGTTAGGGTTCCCTTTATCTTGGAAAGATCACCAATGTTTGAAATCCAGTTTTCGAAGAATAAGAAAGAAAAGTCCCTGAAATGGGATAACCCTAATATCCCAATCAAACTATTGAAGGCTTTTAAGGCTGAGTCTGAGGAATGGTCAGGCTGGGCTTACGTTATTAACTGCAGCAACGGCACTCGTATCTATCGTCAGTACATCAGCTAGACAATTCAGAGGAGAAACACAGTGACTGCTTTCATCACGCACAAGGGCCGCGAGCACTACGGTAAGACTGCTGAGACGGCCGTCCGGCGAGTGTTTGGCAGAACGGCGCGACTCGTCCCGACCGGCGACCGCACCCGAGACGGGAAGTTCTACCGGGCGGACGTTGTTAAGGGCAAGACGGGACACGTCCTGGGATCTGTGATCGTCAAGGAGTAGCCGAGTAAGGGTAGACTCTGGGGATGACCAGAACAGCCCTTACAGCCCTTCTCACAGCCTCTCTGCTCACTGCCTGCACTAGTGAGCCTGAAGTGAAGTCCTGCCAGGAATGGGCAGAATCAGCGGGTGACGGTGAGTTCGCCTGCGAGTGGATGAAAGACAATGACGATTACAACCTGTCAGAGATGACAGCGGATGAGTTCAGGGAGCTAGTTACTGACGTGACTAGTGACCTGGAAGACCTCCAGGAACTATTCTAGAAACGGTACAGGACAGCCCTAGGCAGACAGTCTAGGGCTTTTCCTATCCCCTCAGAACAGGAGAGACAGACAGTGAACATCGACGAGATGCACGAACAGTATCAGGACCTGCTCATGACCTGCGTCGCATATAACACTCTGCTGGATGAGTATAAGAGGCGTCTGGAAAGTGCTGGGCGGCCTCTCCCAACACTTCACCAGCGTTGGGAGGACAACATTCCCCGCGTTCAGCGTCTGCTTGACGCCGTTAATAAGGAGAAAACTGCGCTTCGCCATAAGATCATGAAGATGGAAGAAGAGAGTTAGATCTATTAACAATTGAATAAGCCTCGCTAGCTCAATGGATAGAGCGGCAGATTCCTAATCTGAAGGTTCTAGGTTCGAATCCTAGGTGAGGCACTAACAACTGAATAACACAGCAACAGAGGAGAGGAAAAAGGAATGGACTTTTCGGAACAGATTAAGGCTGGCATGGAATGGCTGGATGAGAACCGTCCCGGATGGGACGCTGAGATTCACCTACCGGACCTGGAGATGGAAAACACGTCTTGTTGTGTTCTGGGTCAGACCGGAGGGTACATTGAGGCTGTCTCCCACCGCAATTCCGAATGGGTTTCGTCTAAGGGCTTTATGGTGGACGACATTGTCTTTTGGGCTGCTACGGACTCCGATGCTAGGCAGTCACTTTACAATGACCTGACCTCGCAGTGGCGAGACGCTATCCAGGCCCGACAGGACACTTACGACGGCATTAATCAGGCTGTCAGCAACTAACAGAGGAGAACAGTAATGGATCAGTGCCCTAACTGCGGTTTCGAGGAAGACCCTAGCCTGAATGGGCGGTTTGCGTATAAGGAGCTGCGGGAGTTCACTAGTGGCGAAAAGCTCGCGGAGGCAATTAACGCCGCAGGGTGGAACGATTTTGACGTGACCCCCTGCTGGGACAATTGGGTTGACGGGTCGAATAGGACGTGGCGAATTCAGGGGTTCCGGGACGAGAGCGGAGACTATGTTATTGCAGTTCACAATGGTAAGGAATGGGTCGCGGCCCGGTGGAACGGCGAATACAGGTATTACGGGTTTAGTGACGTAAGTGGCCTCCGCGTGCGTGGCCCGCTTGCCTCCTACCACCTGAAGGCTTTCGAGCCTACCGAGTAACCGAATAGCCTAACTTCACGACAACTGAATAACCTATTTTGTTTTATAGAGGAGAGTCTTTTTATGGATATGTTCGCCGGTATGCCTAAGCCCAGCCCTGAAGAGGTTGAAGAGTCTGCCACTGAAGCGCTTATCAAGTTCGAAAAGCAGTTTGATTCGATCTATGAGAAGGCGGAGGGTATCGAGAATCCCACTGCTCTTATGGGTGCGCTTGGACTCGGTATCATTACTGCTATGCAGCGTGATCCCATGTTCGTGGTGGAATTCGCGACTCTTGCAACTTACAAGCTGATTCAGGCTGAGCGTGAAGCTGAGGAAATGGAAGAGGAGCTTTAGGTTTGGCTCAGAGTCTCTATCGCAGTATGCTAGAGGCTCCCGATGGTGGCGGTAACCTGCCCATGCCTTTTCCCGCACTAGAAGTGCATGGTGTGGCGTTTCGGCGCGGGCAGGTTGCCATTATCGGTGCAGCCCCTGGTGGCGGTAAAACTGCTTTCATCACTAATTACGCTATCGCCCCGAAAGTCGCAGAGTCAGTAGCTATCTTGTATCTGTCCCCTGACTCTGACATCATGACTATCGGGCCGCGTATTCTCGGGACAATGCAAGCGCGCGAGGTCAGAAACATTTTCCGTGACTTCGCTCGAAAAGGAGACGAATACAGGCAGCACCTGGACACAGCGAAAAAACTTAAGCACATTCAGTGGAGCTTTCAGGCAGCGCCAACGTACGCTGACATTGAGGATGAGTTGAGAGCATATGTGGCTGTTCATGGTCACTGGCCCGACATGATTATTCTCGATAACATCCGTGACGTGTACGCTGAGAGCTCCGGCGATGGTGGCGAGCATCAACGCCACGGCGCGACAGTCGACTACTTCCACGAGCTGTCAAGGCAGACTAATTCAGCAGTTGTGCTGCTGCATCACCTGACAGGGATTTATGAAGACTCAGCCATTGCTCCTCCCTTGTCTGCACTGCTGGGGAAGATCGGTAAGCAGGCTAGGCTAGTGCTGAACTTGTTCGCTGAGGGACCTAGCACTCTAGGAGTAGTCGTAGCCAAGTATAGTAGCGGCAAGGCTTTTGCTTCTGCGGACGAATATCTTACCCTTGATTGGGATAAGGAAACACAACTCATCACATAGGAGAGGGACATGATTGATCGACGTAATCTCATCAGGGCTGCTCTTGCGCTGCCTGTGGCTGCTGCTGCAGGTGCTGTAGGGTTCGCTCTCAACCAGGGAGGACAGGACACTAGTCCTGCAGGGCACGCACAGGCACAGTCAGCGGCTGTAGAGGTGTTCGGGGTTATTAGGTTCCCTGCGGGAGGTCCGCAGATCCTGGACGACACTGGGCACACTCCGCAGGGGCTTACGTCCGTGACGATCGACGCTAACGGGTTCCTGCAGATCAACCACACTGATCTGCAGGTTGTCGGTTTCTCGTCTGTGACTGTTGACGAGACGTTGGCGGCTCGTGGGATCATCGCGGGCGGCTCACAGGGATTCGACGCTGTCCGGATCAAGTTCCGCGACACTGATAGTCAGTTGGCGCTGAATCTGAACAATTCTACTCACTACAGTAAGCTCGGAGGCACTAACGCTAATATCTGGTTCTACGCCAGGTCTGCGAACTAAGGAAAGCAGTGAAAGATAATGAGCGGTAAAGTCACTGCGCATGATCTCATGACCGACGAGATTTACATTATTACAACTTACGACGACGCCAAGGACGCGACAATTGAAATCACGTCCCCGTCCGGGGTCCGGTTGTCTTGCCGTACTAACTACACCCTAGCTCTTAGACTCCGTTCAACCCTGGGACCATTGGAGAAGTAAACGACCGATGAAGGTTAGAAGCTGATTCAAAGGTGACACGTAAGCCTTGCCCAGATTGCAAGGCTGAGGGAAAAACCAAATACGCTAGTTGTAAGTGTCAGCGGCCTCATCCTTGGGGCCGCTGTCATACTCACCACAAGAAGGCTGTTAAAACAGCCTCAGACGCTCGCCATGACTCGTATGTCTGTGACCTGTACGGGTTACTGCCTGGCGAGTATCAGAGGCTCTATGAGGCCCAGGGTGGCCGCTGTGCTGTCTGCCAGAGAGCCCGAGGCATCAGACGCAGGCTAGCAGTAGATCACGACCACGCGACAGGACTTGTCCGTGGTCTTTTGTGTTCTACCTGCAACAAAATGCTAGGACACTCTAGGGACAGTCCTAGCTTTTTTCAGCGCGCTATTCAGTATTTGGTTAGTCCTCCAGCTCAGCAACTATTGGGCGAAAGAATTCATAAAGACAACAGAGGAGAGAAGTAATGACAGCTGACAACAAGGAAATAACAATCAAGCTGACTTACGTTGAATCATGCTATCTGCGAGTCGCGGTTGAAGAGTTCGCAGACATGCTCAAGAAGTCGGAAGGAGTCGAACAGGCAAAGCCGTACATTGAAATTTACGAGTTTGTTAATCAGCAAGTTCTGAGCCAGCTTGATTAGGGGGCGAGAATGAATGAGTCTCATTCAAGCCGTACTGACTGAGCATGGCTACACAGGAGAAGACATCCCCGATACCGATAAATGGATAAGCGTTCTCTGCCCTTACCACAGCGAAGAGAAGCCTAGCGCCAGAGTGAATGGTCACTTGGGTGCTTTTAAATGCTTGGCATGTGGCGTATCGGGTGACTGTTTGAAACTTCTCAGGAAGGAGGAGAACCTAGATTATGCAGGTGCTCAGCGGAGACTTGAAAAAATCGCTGCTGAAATCGGCTATGAGCTACCGAGAGCAGTTGGCAGACAACCCGGCCGCCCGAGAGTATTTGGCGGCTCGCGGGATCACAGAGGAGACAGCCCAGGCGTTCGGCCTCGGTTTCGTGGCTGAGCCCGTATTCCCCGAAGAAGAGCAGTACCGGGGGAGGCTAACCATCCCCTACAAGGTCTGCAGCCCTGTTCACGGATGGTCCGTCGTGTCCATCAGATACAGGGCTATCGACCCGGACGATAAACCGAAATACAGGTCTCGTAAAGGCGACACAGTGAGCCTATACAACCCACCTGCACTGCTCAGAGACACAGACTATATCTGTGTAACTGAAGGCGAGCTGGACTGTATCAGTGCAGAGCAGGCAGGGCTAGCAGCTGTAGGTATCCCAGGGGCGAACCGTTGGGAGCCTTGGATGACTCGTCTTTTCCGAGGGTATAAGGCTGTCTATGTCCTCCAGGACAATGATCCTGCAGGAGAGCTGTTTTCAGAAACTATCGCTAAAGCTGTGCCGAATACCAAAGTGATTGTGATGCGGCATGGAGACGTAAACGACACGTTGTGTGCTGAAGGGGAGGAATATTTGAGAGGACTCATCAGCGAATGAAAGTGACTGTGATTACTAGTGACCTGCAGATTCCGTACCATAATCGCAGGCAATTGAAAAAGCATCTGAAGTTCATCGGAGAATATAAACCAGATGAGGTAATTAACATTGGCGATCTGACGGACTTCAAAGAGCCTAGTAGATGGACAAAGGGCACCCGCGAGGAGTTCGAATCCAGCATTGACGAGAATGTGGAGCTGACTAAGCGAGAGTATTTCGAGCCTCTGCGGAAAGTCTACAGCGGCCCGGTAGGTATGCATATCGGCAACCACGATAAGCGACCGCTAGACTACAAGATGAAATACGCTCCTGCGTTGGATAAGCCAGACCATCGAACCGATGAATACTATTACGCTAACCTACTGGATTTTGACGGTTTTGGTATTACTGATCTAGGAGAGTTCCACAAGGTCGCCCGAGGCTGGAAATCCACTCACGGGCATATTGGAATCAGACTAACCCAAACGTCAGGCTCTACTGCTCTAGGAGCGACTGTTAAACAGGATTGCTCCATCGTCATGGGCCACACTCACAGGCTAGGGCTACAGTCCAGGACTGTCGGACCTGAAGGCAGCGAGCGGACGTTCTGGGGATTCGAAGTCGGAAACATGATGGATAAAGCCAAAGCCGATTACATCGCCAGGAATGGCGGTTTCGCTAACTGGCAGTCAGGTTTCGGAGTTATCTATGAAGACGGGAATATGGTCTCTGCTGTTCCTGTCCCTATGGCTAAAGATGGTACTTTTATTTTCGAGGGTAGGAAATGGTAGAAGAACAGAATAGGGAAGAGCGGCTGAATCAGCTTCTGCCTGAAATTGAGAAAGTCGCTAAGCAGCTAGCTAAAAAGTATGTCAGTATTCCTTACGATGATATCCGACAGGATCTGTGTCTTTACGCTTGGGAAAACATCGACAAGATTAAGACTTACGGTGAAGAGGGCGGTAACCCTCTGCTGGTCTTCACCCGACACGGTAATAAGGTCTGCGGTAAATGGCTGGCGTCTGCAACAGTCCGAACCGATGAGTATTACTATTCTCCGGGTGAAGTAAGGGGGCTGCTCAGTAACGGGGCCTTGTGGGTAGAACAGGACGATATTCTAGGGCGTAGTGATCTGCTCATGTCATTCAAGAAACTGGATAAGCAGGACAGGGAGATTCTGGCTGCTGTCTATTTCGAAGGTCAGCCTATCCGATCCTCTCACCTAGTTGGCAGGGCTATTGAGAAACTGACAATGCATATGAATAAGTTCACTAAACCGGAAATCAGTTATGTCTAAGCGAAAAAAGGGCTCCCTGGTGCATTACAACCAGGCTGCAACTATCTATGGATACCAGAACAGTTTATACGGGGAATGGCTACTAGTGGGCGACAGCGGCGACCGGCCGTGTCGTCCCGAGAACTGGCCCATTGAAGACAGAGTGGCTTTCCTAGGCGGGGAGCACGCTAAAAAGTATTACAGTATTGAAGGTGTTTAAAGAATGACTCACATTGATCCTTTTGGTTCTGCGACTGTCAGCCCCGAAGAAGAAGGAATGCAGGGAGTGGACATTCAGGCTGCTGAACGTCCACAGGCTGTTCACAGCTCTGAGGCTCTGTCTGTGACGCTGAAGGCGCACAGCGGACATGATGCGCCGTGGGTGGTTATCAAGGGCGGCACGGTTGCTGAGGTTAAGGAGACGCTTCAGGATGTTGTGCAGGCTGAGCTGCTGGATGATATCGCTGCTGCGGTGAAGACTTTCTCCGCTGTGGCTGGCCGTCCTACTGCCTCTGCTGCCTCTGCTGCTGCTCAGCAGAGCTATACGGCTCCTGCTGCTCAGGCTGCCGCTGCTGCTGCAGCTCCGGCCGCTAAGCGTTTCACGCCCGTACAGGGTGATGCTTGCGAGCATGGGCAGCTCGTTTACGACGAGTGGACTAACCCCCGGACGCAGAAGACAAGCCGCGCCTACAAGTGCCCTCTGAAGGTCGCTAACTGGCGTGATCCTAATGCTTGCAACGCTATCAAGTGGGCGGGATAGTAGCCCTAGCTAGAAACCGACAGGGAGCCCTGAGACAGCATCAGGGCTCCCTTTGCCATAGGAGGGAGGATAGGGTGAGGCAACTTCAATACAAACTCAAAACGGAACCAATCAGAATCAACATTGTCGAAACAGATGATGACCTAGACGGATTCATTGAGTTTGTCCGGAACAACCAGACGATAGCATTCGACACAGAAACAACAGGTCTGCTGATCTACGCCAACACATTCAAAATCCGCGTGGCCCAGTTCAGCAATGCCTCCGAGTCATGGGTTATTCCTGTAGAGCGTTCAGTGAAATGGTCTTGGCTAGCCGCTAATGCTCTTCTCAGAGCTAAACAGCTGATTATCCAAAACGCCGCTTTCGATATCCCTGTCGTTGTCAGGCATTGGGGCCTGGACATGCGAGAACTATTCGAAAAAACCATTGACACTAAAATCCTGGCGAAGCTGGTTGATTCTCGCAGTGTCGACGCAGGCGGTACAGGAGACAGTCTAGAGGATCTGACAGCACACTACATTGATAAAACGACTGCTGCAGAGATTAAAGGTCTCGCGACTGCTGAAGCTAAACGACTGAAAATCAAGAAAGACGAGTATTTCACTAAAGTAAGCATCAGGGACCATAACTATCTGCTGTATGCGGGGATGGACCCTATCCTCACCTACCGGTTGTGGAAGATCCTAGGCAAGTTGGTTCCGTCGTCTGCGAGACAGCTAATCGGTTTCGAGCATGAAGTGCAGAGAGTCTGTACTGAGGTAAGCCACAGAGGCTATCTGTTGGATCTGGCTTACGCTAAAAAGCTCAGCTCGAAACTGCGGGCTACAGAGACTCGGAATGTGAACGTTGCCAGATCGTATGGTATCGAGAATGTCAACTCTGATGCTGAAGTTATCGACGCTCTCAGATACTACGGATGGTTTAACATCCCTGTATCGGAGAAGGGTAACGAAAGCGTCAACGGTGACCTACTGCAGGCTCTACAGGGCAGCGGGTATAAAGACCTGGCTAAGCTCGGTAAAGCCATCCAGGAGGCCACTAGAGCCCGTAAATGGCGGAACACCTGGGTTGACACGTTCATTCACACAGCAGACGCTGAGGGCTACTGTCACCCGTCTATCAACACTTTGCAGGCTCGCACTGGCAGGATGTCTATCACTGGTATCCCGGCTCAGACACTGCCAGCAGGTGAGGCCAGTATCAGGCTCTGTTTCCTGGCAGAAGAGGGACACGTGTCCCTCAGCACTGACTATCAGGCACAGGAGCTGCGAGTGCTGGCAGCACTGTCACAAGACCCTGTGATGCTGGACGCTTTCAAGCGCGGCCTAGACCTACACCAGGTCACGGCAGATGCTGCAGGAGTAACCAGGAAAGCGGGCAAGGGCACGAACTTCGCTGTTGTTTTCGGCGGGGGAGTGAACGCAATTGTTACGCAGTTTGGAGTGGAGCGGACGGACGCAGAGAAAACCTATAAGGCTTTCAAAGAAACCTATTTGGGAGTGGCTGCCTATTCTCGCAGACTGAGCAATCAGGCTAAAAGACAGGGTTACATTGTCACGCCTTCCGGCCGGAAACTGCTCATCGACCCTGACCGGCCTTATTCGGCTACTAACGCTGCGGTGCAGTCTACTGCTCGTGACGTGACCTGTAGAGGACTGCTCAGACTAGACAAGGAGGGATTCACTCCGTACATTCGTCTGCCTATCCATGATGAGATTGTCTTTAGTGTTCCTGCTGAGCATGAAGAGTACGCCGCCAGGCGGACTAACGAGCTAATGCAGGAGGAGATGGCAGGGCTCATGATTAGTACTGAGGCTGAGGCTATGGGTAGAAGCTGGGGAAGTCTTTATGAAGATCCTGACAGTAATAGAAAGTATGTGTTGGATAGCTAATGAACGGGGAAACTAAAATTGCTACGGATATCCAGCCAGACTGTTCACGAGACCAGACGACCACCATGCGACCACGGTAGCTATCCCTACGCTATCCAAGCCTGCTACTGGTGCGAAGAGCTGGTGACCTGTCGCGAGGCGTACGCCACGAACGATGACCTATATCCGTTCATCTGTGAGGACTGTAAGAAGGCGGTTGAAGATGACCGATTATCCCTATGAGTATTACGTCCCGCTGGTTAAAAAACGGGACGAAAAAGAATGCCAGGGAGAGGGCTGCACTAGAAAGCCTAATGAGAAGATGCTGCGGGTTGTAAGGCGAGATCCTTACAAGGCCGACAGTATGGAGAATTTGGTTACGGTGTGCAAGTGGTGCGCGCCAGACTACGAATAGGACAGGGACAGGGACAGGGCTATCACAGTCCTGTCCCTTCCTGTATAGGAGAACAGAGTGAAAGTAACGCTAGTCGCCAGTACATCAGTAGACCCGCTACTGCTCGCTACATCATCCAGTGACGACCCTCCGTGGAGTCCTCAACTGGAAGGCTACCGGTGTCATCCACGTACACCATTCGACTGTGTAGCCGATGCCGATGAGCTAGCAGAGTTCGCCGGTCGTGCCTGCTATCAATCATGGAACCGGCCGAACCCCAAGACAGCCACGAATGAAGGCTACCTGGCGAACATCCTAGATCATGAACACTTCAGCGTACTGGAGCACGCCTCAGCCACTTTCTATATCGAAGGCGTGAGCCGTTCACTGACTCATGAGCTGATTAGGCATAGGCATCTTAGCTTCTCTCAGCTATCGCAGCGGTACGTGGACGAGAGCGAGTCTGAGATGGTTAAGCCCCCTGCGGTTTCTGAGGTAGACAACCTAGGAGGTGAGTTGTCTAGGAAGTTCTACCAGGCTACCGAATCCGCAATCCATACGTATAACCATCTGGTGAGCTGCATCGAAGGTGCTGGCCTCAGCCGAAAGCAGGCTAGAGAGGCTGCCAGGTCTGTACTGCCGAACGCTACCGAAACTAAGATCGTAGTCACCGGGAACATGCGGACTTGGCGTGAAGTGCTCCTGAAGCGAGGCTCACAGCACGCAGACGCTGAAATCAGGCAGCTTGCACTGAAACTGTTCGAAGAACTGAAATCAATTGCTCCGAACTCTTTTCAGGATCTAGAAACTACAGAGGTTAGCGGAGTGCTGACTATTAAGAGAAAGGGTAACTAGTGCGAAACATCGCTGTAGGTATGTTTACTATGTGGTTTTTTCTGATAATGTCTTGGGTCTTTCTGATTCAGGCTTTGCTAGTTTACGAGCTTCCTGCCGCGTGGCCTTTCTATATCGGTCAAGGAGTGTGCGGGGCTATTGGTGTTTCGATTGGTGCTCTCACCCATAAGCGAGGTGAATACTAGTGCTGATTGGGCTAGCAGGCTACGCAGGCGCAGGGAAAGACACTGTAGGGAAGATCCTTACAGACTGGCACGGCTTTAAGCGGATTGCTTTCGCTGACAAAGTGAAAGAACTGGCTCTAAAGATCAATCCGACTGTTTGGGACAACTTCGAAGAGGTCGACGTACCTCTTATCTGGTACGTCGACAAACTGGGATGGGATCAGGCTAAACAAGACGAACAGGTCAGGGAACTACTTCAGCGCATCGGACAGGGAGCCCGTGACATTCTCGGGGAGGACGTGTGGCTTGACGCAGCAACGCGAGACTATGTATACGGTGACAAGGTTGTATTTACGGATGTCCGTTACCCGAACGAACTGGAATACATCCATGACATGGGCGGTAATGTCTGGTGGATTCACCGCCCTGGGGTGCAGCCAGTAAACAGCCACGAATCAGAAAACTCTATCAAAATTGAAGACACTGACTATTTCCTCAACAACAGTAATAGCGGTGCGCTGTCACTGGAAGAAAAAGTAATCCACGCTCTGGGAAGCTCTAACTAGAAAAGGGAAAAGCATTGACTGAATTTGGTGACCTCGCAGAAGCAGTATACCGACAGAAATACAGCCTAGACGGTAAAGAGACCTGGGCGGACACTGCTAAGCGAGTCGTAGACAATGTTATGCGCCCGTACCTGCCTGAACTGGCAGACGCCACAGAGAAGCTCATCAGGGATCGCAAGTTCATTCCGGGTGGTCGCTACCTGTATGCGTCAGGTCGGCGAATGAATCAGGTTAATAACTGCCTGCTTCTGCGAGCGGAAGACAGCCGAGAGGGCTGGGCCTCAGTCATGCATCGTGTGACCTCGGGACTTATGACAGGCGCTGGAATCGGTATCGACTATTCGGCTCTGCGTCCCAATGGTGCCGAGATTAAAGGCACCGGGGGAGAGTCTACAGGCCCACTGGCTCTCATGCATATGGTCAATGAAAGCGGCCGATACATTCGACAGGGAGGCTCTCGCAGGTCTGCTCTCTGGGCTGGACTGTCCTGGAAGCATGACGACATCTATGATTTCATTGCTATGAAGAACTGGTCAGAAGAGGTTAAGGCAGCCAAGGAAGCTGATTTTAACGCTTATGCTCCTATGGATGGTACTAACATCTCTGTGATCCTGGATGACGAGTTTTTCCAGGCATATCATGATTCTGGTAGCCGTTGGCATCACAGAGCGAAAGCTGTCTATTGGGATACAGTAAACAACATGCTGCGGACGGGAGAGCCTGGTTTCAGTGTCGATACTGGGGTGAATACAGGCGAGACTCTGCGGAACGCTTGCACAGAGGTCACGTCCGCTGACGATAACGATGTTTGTAGTCTCGGCTCTCTGAACCTGGCTCGTATCGAGAATACGGGCGAGATGTACCAGGCTGTGTACCTCGGCACGGCTTTCCTGCTGTGCGGCACGCTGTACTCGGCTGTCCCGTATGAAGGTGTGGCGGTCACAAGGGACAAGAACCGTAGGCTTGGGCTTGGGCTCATGGGTGTGGCTGAATGGCTGGCTGTCAGAGGCTACCGCTACGAGCCCTGCGAGGAGCTGGCACAGTGGCTGGAGATTTACAATCTGTCCGGCTATTTCGCAGACAAACACGCGGTAACTCTGGGAGTGAATCCGCCTGTGAAGACCAGGGCTATTGCTCCTGCAGGGACTATCAGCATCGTCGGTGAGACTACTAGTGGCATGGAGCCTATCTACGCCGCCGCCTACAAGCGGCGATACCTGAAGGGCAATCTTTGGCACGCTCAATACACTATCGACGCTGCCGCTGAGCGTCTGGTAGCTAAAGGGGTTGACCCTGACAGTCTCGACACTGCAGCTTCACTGGCTGACGAGCCTATGAAGCGAATCGAGATGCAGGCTTTTCTGCAGGAGTATGTGGACCACGGGATCAGTTCTACTATCAACCTGCCAGCCTTTGAGGATCAGTCTTTCAGCGTTGAGGAATTCGGAGACATGCTAATTGGCTACCTGCCTCATCTGCGAGGCATCACAGCCTACCCAGATGGTTCTAGAGGCGGCCAGCCTCTGAACGCTGTTAGCTACGCGGAAGCGTCCGCTAACGCGGGTGTGGAGATTGTGGAAACCGGGAATGAAGAGGCTTGCGTCTCGGGAGTCTGCGGAATCTAAACAACTCCAGTTGCTGACATACAAAGAATAGAAACTCTCAGGTCTGAGAGTTGAGAGTTTAGGGAGCCTTGGCGGATGCTGAGGCTCCCTTTGTATCTGAGGGACAGAAAATGGAATGCAGTATTCATGATGCGGAGCTAGAGCAGGTCTACCCAGAGGACACAGAGCTGACTATGTGCGAGGACTGTGCATCTGGACTGTCTGGGCAGTCTGTGGAGATGGTCAGGCTCTATGAAGCGGCTAGACAATACAGAGGAGATAACTAGGTTGATTCCTATCTATTCGACTAATAACGCTGCTGCAGCTGACCTGTACGCGACTAAGAGTGTCTGGATCGACTCAGGCGATTACGCCTCTGTACCTACAGGGGTTACAGGAGAGGAGCTGTTCGCGGGTCTCGATAGCCATCACTGTGCTTTGATCTGCCCTAGGTCAGGGCTGGCTCTGAAGCAGGGCATTACTGTACTGAACTCCCCCGGGATCATTGATTTTGACTATAAGGGTGAGGTCGAGGTCGTCCTGATTAACCACAGCAGGAGGGAGCGGATCATTCAGGCTGGCTCCCGTATCGCGCAGGTTCTGCTCGTGAAGCGAGCCTGGAACTTCGATTTTGAGATTGCAGACACTGACCGCACAGGCGGTTTTGGAAGCACAGGGGAATAACATTGTACGAATACACTTATAGTACTAAAGCCAGCATTAATGGCAGGATCATTCCAACTGAACTTATCTACTCTGAAGAAGACCCGTTCGCTGTTCAATTCAAATTCTATAGCGACGGTAAAACCACTACCTGGTATTTCTCCTATGAGCTGTTTATCAAGGGCATTACGTCCCGCCGCTGGGTAGGACTCGGAGACATCCAGGTCAAGAAAGCGAAGCATTCGATTATGCTTAAGCTTCATGGACAGGACCACAGTGCAACTGTAGGGCTGATCCCTGAAGACGTTGACGCATTCCTTAATAGTTTCGATCCGGTTGAGCTGGATTTCGAAGAGGAACTGGAAGACCTTATTAAGGGTAACTAATGCAGGTGCATACTGAAGAGAACCGAGTCAAGACAGCCACAGCCGAATACGGACACGGAAACGAACAGCGGAAACTCACGCTGACGAACGATAACGGCATGTTCACTATCCGACTTTCTACCACTTCCAGGATGACGGAGCTAGAGCTGACTCCTGAAGAGGTGGCGGACCTGTCTAGTTTCGCTGTGGCAATGCTGTAGCAACAAAAGCGCCCCGGACCCAACAGGGTCCGGGGCTTTTCTGCGTCTTCAGGAAGTCACAGGATCAGTCCATGAAACATACAACCATTTCGCTTTAGAGCCAGCAGGCGTAGGGATAGGCACTAGCAGCGTACGGTCATGCCCTGAGACAGCCTCTGGAGGCTTAGGAGCCTCATCCTGTACATAGACCAGGGCTCGCAGATCTAGAGCAGCTAGAGCCCGGTTCCGCTCCTCATCAGATGCGGTCCCCCACCACTCACCGTATGTGTCGCCGGTAGGCTGCATCTCCCACCTGTCCGTTGTAGCCTCCGCAGCTACTAGCTCACGCCTCCTATCTGTGAGCCTGCGCAGACGAGACAGATATCCTTCCCTATCGTCGTCATAGAGGCCAGCCTCTGACTCCTCCCTCAGCCCCTCAATGTTCCGGTTAACTCTCGTTAGCTCCTCGGACACATCATTACCAGGAACAAAAACCCTACGCACCCTAGGAGCATCCCCCAGAGCGTCCAAAAACACTCCTGACACTATTTGGTCTAGTCTCGGAACTGCAATACCGAACCGGCCCTTACCACACTCGTGCGTAGCGTGCTTATAGTGCAAATACCGCACGCCTCTACTGGTGGATATGCCCTTGACCATATTCCTACCGCAATCTCCACAGGCCAGCAGTCCTCTAAGCATCAGACGCGCTGTAGATCCGTAAACCTCAGACCTGCCAGACTGTAGGCTTTTCAGCTCATGATATTCAGCATCAGAGATGACCGGCGCACAGTACTGGACAGGCTCCCCTGAACTGTCACGCTCTACACGCTGAACTGATCGCTTCTCGCCCCTAGGCGTATAGACTCTCCAGCCTATTAGCCTCTCAGGCATTAGCAGAGCATTCACTCTGGCAGGAGAGTAGTCAATCGATTTAGCGATCCTGTTAATGGATTCGCCAGCTAGCCTAGGCTCAATCACATGCTCTCTGAGCCATCTAACCCTGTCAGGGATCAACTCCAGGTAATAGCCTGTATCTTTCTGGACTGCTTTAGTCCACCAGGGTCCTTTGCCTGAACTGAGCCTGCCCTGTTTGCGCAGATGCTGGTGAGTAGAGGCTACTCTGTCAGCGATCATTGACCGCTCCCATTCTGCAAGTGCTGACAGAATGGTGATAATCATTTTCCCGCCAGGGGTAGTCGTATCGATATTAATATCGGTTACTGCGATATCTTTTCCTCTGGAGTGCAGCCAGTCCACCAGCTGCAGAAACTCCCTGGTTTTTCGGCCGAAACGATCAATCTTCCAGCCAACCAGGATGTCATAGTTGACGCACCGTTCCTCTGTCAGCCACTCTCGCAGACCCTCACGCTCGAATGGTGATGTCGCCCCGGACACACCCTCATCAATGGCCCAGCCTACAATCACGTAACCGTGAACAGCCGCCCATGCGGTGATTATATCCTTTTGCTTCTGTATTGAGGTAGATTCGTCCGTTTCGACCGAAAGGCGCAGGACTCCAACCACTCTCCGCTGCTGTCTGCTCATCAGGGCAGCATAGCAATCTCTGCGTTTCGGTCCAACCTTGGGTCCAGCACAGATACGAAACACATATCCAAACCAGCAGCTCAGAAGGCTAGCACGCTGACAGGCAGACCCTGTAGTACGAAGCTCGTAACAGTCTGCTAGGCTGAACGTCTCTCGGATAGCTGACCTACTGAGAGACACAATCAAATACCACGGCATAGCAAAACCCCCCCTGCTGAGTCAGAACAGCAGGGGGGGTTTTTCGTGGTAGGTACGAACAGGTTACTAGTCTGTAGGCTTATCCGCAAGGTTGCCCAGGGAGACAGCAGGACTATAGCCCAGCAGAGCAGCAGCCAGAGCTAACCAGCCTGCAGTCTCGTCCAGGTTCAGTACACCATAAGTACCTAGCAGCCCAGCGCCAGCAACGGCCACCAGGTACAGGTACTTTCGAGTACCCTTCGATAGCTTTGGAAGCTTCATATTAGCCCTTCAGTAGTCTCGTGTAAGTGTTCTTTCCGACAATCCCGTCAACAGCTAGGCTCTTGTGGCGCTGGAAACTGCGGATAGCAGCATCAGTACCAGAGCCAGCGATCCCGTCAGGCACACCATTAGCCTTAAACGACTTCGCAGGCGGGAAACCGTTAGCTGCTAGCAGAGACTGCACCCGCTTAGCTGAGGCTCCCTTAGAGCCCTTCTTTACAGTCGGTAGTGACATAATCAGTGACACACTCCAATCATTGCTGGGCTTAGGGGTACTCGGCTTAGGGGTTGAAGGTGTAGAGGGCTTAGGATCGCTCTGAGAGGCTTTACCGGTCAGCACTTCCACGATGCCTTTCAGCATCGCCCAGTCATTCACGTACTTGCGGAAAATCGAGATGTGCAAGTGCCACAGGTGAGAATCGTCCGCGTAAGTAACGTACGGTGCTCCCGTGGAAGACTTCTTACCGAGACCGAACACAGAACCATTACGGCCATTAGTAGTGTTCAGCGAACCATAGAATTCCTTGATAGCTCTGACACGCGGATCACGAGCGTTAAAGGCATCCCGCAGGCGCTTAGTCAGCTTACGCATATCAGCAGAACTCTTAGGCGTAATATCGATAGCAGCCGCAGCATCAGCAGGTCCCTGCAGATCCTCAGCTAGAACAATCGAGTAATTCCCAGGATGCTTAGCCCTGTTGTAATTCCGTGACGAGTGATACCCGCTTTTCTTGGCTACAATCCCTGAGCCCCTAGCTCCAGGAATGCCCTTTACTGTTTCATTGTATAAGCGCATTGTAGCGGGATACGCTTTCCCAGCATCTACCATCTTCACAGACTCCTTACCATGATCGGGTTGCAGCAGTTTTGCGACGGGTCACAGGCTCACGCTTCGCATACCATTCCGCGATAGCTTCTTGCGTCCAGTGCGGCCTGCCTTCAGCCCTTGCCATACAGGTAGCGATACCAGGATCGATACAGACACTGTCAGAGTGCAGGATCTGTGCCTCAGCTGTAGGGCTAGCTGAGACGATCCATGCTCGCCTGCCTGACCTGACTACCTCAGTAGTGGCTACGTCGCGCAGCTTGGCCGCTAGAGCCTTTATCGCCCCTGGATGATCGTGAGTCGACCCAGAGCCGAGAGCTTGCGCCAGTAGGTCAGCGTCAATCACGATATCGTCAGGATGTTTA